ATGTCGTTACTCAATAACAATCATGGCCGCAGCAACTAATCCACTTACTTACAATGACTACGTCTCACAAATCGCGACGTTAGCCGTTGTCAACACCACGACGTCATCCGGCGTAGTGGTGGGGGTGGATGCTGAGTTCAACACGCTGATTCCGCAGATGCTGAACTACGCAGAACTGCGTATTCAACGTGATCTCGATTTGCTGCCGTCACAGACCAGCATCAACTACAACATTACGATCAATACTAATCTGCTGCAGTTGCCGGTGGACGATTTTGTCACGATTCAGACGATTGCAGTGGTCGATGGCACGGCACGCACTCCGATGGTTCCGGTCACTAAAGAGTGGCTGCAGAACCTGTATAACGATTCGTCGTATACCGGCAAGCCTCAGTATTTCGCCATGCTGGGTGGTGATCAGGCGAGCGGCGGTAATACATATAACAACATCACGTTTGGGCCGTACTCTGACGACACCTACAGCGTCGTCGTAAACGGTACGATCCGACTGCCCAGCCTGTACAAGTTTGCAACGCAAGCGTTGGCTGCGACGTCAAAGACGTTCATCAGCACCTATCTACCCGATATGCTGATTCAGGCATCGATGATTTACATCAGCCAGTTCCAGCGCAACTTTGGCCCTGCGGCAAACGATCCCAACATGGGACCGACATATGAACTGCAGTACCAGAACTTGTTGAAATCCGCATTTGTTGAGGAGGCGAGAAAGAAGTTTGAGGCATCGGCATGGTCGTCGATGTCACCGTCAGTGGCCGCTACCCCAACGAGGTAGCGCATGCCACACGCCTCCGTCAAACTCAAACCGGGGATTGACACAAACGAGACGCCAGCCCTTAACGAGGCTGGCATTTCGTCATCTAACCTCATCCGATTCATCTACGATCGAGAAGGACTTGGCCTCATCCAGAAACTGGGTGGATGGATCAAGTTCTACAACAACACGATTGCGGACATCGTTCGTGCTCTTTGGGCATGGCAAGACACGAACAACATGTCTCATCTTGCCGTTGGCACTGAGAATAATGTGGGCACCGGATATGCCCAACTTAGTGTTATTACGAACGGCAACCAGACTGTCATTACGCCGCGCACGGGCACGACAGACATCGTGCCTGATTTCTCGACAACGGCAGGCAGTGCAGTTGTCACGATTACCGATACGGTAAATCAGGACATTACTGAATTCGATTCGGTATACATCGAGACGCACGTAGCAGTTGGCGGTCTGATCCTGTTCGGTAATTACCAGTGCTATCCGGTCAGTGCTACAACGTATGAGATTTTAGCCAGAGATACGTTAGGCAATCTGCTACCAGCGACGTCGACGTCTATCTTGCCGACTGTTGCGAACTTTTCAGTCGTATCAGGCCAGTCGCTTGTCACTGTGACGCTGACTAATCATGGTTTTGTAGTCGGCGACACGTATCCGATATTGGTCGCGACAACGTTAGGTGGCATTACGCTGTACGGTAACTACATCGTACAGGCAGTGACATCGGCAAATACATTTGAGATTTTTGCGAACAACGTACCGAATGCAACGACCAACGCGGATATCAACGGCGGTGACGCTCGATACGTTTACAGTTTCGGTGTCGGCCCGACATTAGTCGGCTACGGTTTCGGTGGTAGCGCATACGGTTCTGGCGGATACGGTACAGGCGTCAGCAATTTGGCGGTCGGCAATCCGGTCTCTGCAACAGATTGGACGCTCGATAACTGGGGCGAAACACTGATTGCGTGCCCGGTCAACGGGACGCTTTATCAGCCGATTGCGGCGTGGAATCCCACGGCAGGCACTGGCACGGCGTTGGTCATTCCTGAAGCGCCAGTGCTTAACGATGGCATTTTCGTCGCGATGCCTCAGCGCCAGATCATTGCGTGGGGCTCGACGTTCACGGGCATCCAAGATCCTTTGTTGATCCGCTGGTGTGACGTCAACAACTACAACAGTTGGATTGGCACGGTCACCAATCAGGCGGGGTCATATCGGATACCGAAGGGCTCTCGCATCGTCGGTTGCATTCAGGGTCCGCAGCAGGGTCTTGTTTGGACAGACCTTGCCTGCTGGGCGATGCAATACGTGGGACCGCCGTTTGTTTATTCGTTTAACGAGATTGGCACGGGCTGCGGTTTGATTGCCAGAAAAGCCGCGGCATCTGTTGCCGGTAATGTCTATTGGATGGGTCCGTCGCAGTTCTACAAACTGTCAGGCGAGGGTGTGACGGCGGTTGCGTGTCCAGTGTGGGACGTCATCTTCCAAGACCTTGATCAAACCAAACTCGACAAGATCCGCGTCGCCGTGAACTCACGATTTGGTGAAATATCGTGGTTTTATCCGACCATGAGCAACGGCGGCGAAATCAACGCCTACGTGAAGTACAACGTGTATTTGCAGCAGTGGGACTTCGGCACGCTTTCAAGGTCTGCGTGGATTGATCAATCAGTCCTTGGACCGCCGATTGGCGCTGATCCAAACACGCTCTATATCTATCAGCACGAGATGTCGACGGATGCGGATGGTCAGGCGATGCCGTCAAGTTTCCAGACTGGTTACTTCACGATGACGAACGCCGACGTGAAGATGTTCGTCGATCAAGTATGGCCCGACATGAAGTGGGGCTACTACCAAGGCGCACAGAATGCGGTGGTCAATCTGACGTTCTACGCGACGGACTACGCAGGGCAAACGCCGCAGGCATACGGCCCTTACCCGTTGACGCAGAACACCACGTTCATCTCGCCTCGATTCCGAGGTCGATTGGTCTCGATCAAGATCGACAGTAACGACGTCGGCAGTTTCTGGCGTATCGGTAACATCCGTTATCGATTGAAAGAAGACGGTAAATTCTGATGACCGCCTCATTGACTGACATCTTAACTACCCAGAAGAATGGCGTTGTTGCCATTAACAATCTGGCGTCTTACACCAGCACTATCGCCAACAACACTGGCGTTTTATCTGGCACTGATCAACTTGCCCCTCCGACTGGTGGCACGACAGGATATGTGACGATTTATACAGCGCCTAGTGGCGTTATTGGTCGTATTGCGGAGATCGATATCTGCAACGGTAACGCCACTGCTGCAACGTTCTACATCCACATCATTTCATCGGGCGGTACAGCCAGCACTTCAAACGCGTTGTTTTATAACGCGCCGATCAACGGGTATACCACCGTTCAATGGACGGGAGGTTTTGCATTGCAGTCGGGGGATTTCATCCAAGTAAAAGCCTCGACAACTGGTATTACCTTCAACGTCAGCGGTGGAATCGTATGACAATCAACGTATATCCGCCGTACGGATCAAGTCCAATCAATCCGATCTATATCCAATTTCCAATTGGATCTTTGGATGCTTTTGGTCGATTGCAGGTTGCGAACCCGTATACGTTGTTTGATAGTCAGAATAGATACGCAAGTGATAATCAATTTGATACGTCAACGACCGGAACGGGAACTACTTCGTTTCTGACCAATGAAGCCGCCGTAAAGATGGAGGTGACGGGCGCGGGCGTTGGTTCTGTCGTTCGTCAATCCTTCAGGTGCATGCCTTATCAGCCCGGTAAAGGGCTTTTAGTTCTGGCTACGTTCGTCATGGACAGCAGTAGCAGTGTGAACCTCACGCAGCGTGTCGGATATTTCAACAGCCAGAACGGCGTGTTCTTCCAGCGTGTAGATGGCGTGTATTCGTTTGTCCTGCGTTCGTATGTAACTGGCACAGCAAGTGATGCGCGCACGGTCAATCAATCTTCGTGGAATGGCGACAAACTGGACGGCACTGGTCCTAGTGGTATTACGCTTGATCCATCCAAGGCGCAGATCTTGTGGATGGACTTCGAGTGGTTAGGTGTCGGCTCTGTTCGATGCGGTTTTGTAATTAACGGTGTTTTCTATCTTTGCCATACGTTTAACAACGCAAACATTATCTCGAACGTGTACATGACGACGGCAACTTTGCCGGTGCGATATGAGATTACATCTACCACTTCTGCCGTCGCGGCATCGATGAAACAAATTTGTTCGACGGTGATATCAGAAGGCGGATACGAACAATCGTCTATTGATCACGTAGCGAGACGAACGACTATATTGGGGACAATCAATACAGCGGCAAATTTCATTCCTGTGGTGTCAATTCGATTGGCATCTGGACGTACTGGAGCGGTTGTTATTCCAAATCGTATTCAGTTTCAGCCAACAACGCTGCAGAATTACGAACTTGCCTTGATTAAAAACCCGACGCTGACTGGCGCAACGTGGGCCGCTACAGTGCCATCAGATTCAAACGTTGAATTCGACGTAGCGGCTACGGCCATTTCGGCTGCTGGAACAATTGTACAAACCGGCTACATTGCAAACAGCGGTGGTGGCGGACAAGCGAACACGCTTTCCCCAGAAGGTTACAACTGGGACACGCAGATCGGCGCGACGATCGCCGGTGTTAGCGATATTTATACGTTGGGCGTGCGAACAATTTCGGGCGCTACGACGGGCGACGGTGTCGGTTCTATTTCGTTCTTCGACTTGACTCAATAAGAGGCGACCATGCCGCTGCAAAAAGGAAAATCACAGGAAACCATCAGCAGCAACATCAGCGAGATGATGCATGCTGGTTATCCGCAGAAGCAGGCGATCGCCGCTGCGCTGAGTACGGCTCGTAAGGTCAAGGCGTTTGGCGGGTCTGAGACGGAAGTCGAGACGGCTGGCCCTTTGTACCGTCCTGCGAAAAAGATGAAGCAGCCGTCGTTCCCCAAGATGGGCGGCCGCATGAAGTTGCACACGGGCCCGATCCATAGCGCCGTCGCCGGTCGTACCGATCACCTGCCTATGCATGTGCCTTCTGGGTCGTACGTCATTCCGGCTGACATCGTTTCAGCCATGGGCGAAGGCAATACCATGGCCGGGTTCAAGAACATCAAACGCATCTTTGGGGGCACGCCTTATGGCGTTAAGGGCGGCCCGTACGGTCAGGGTGCTATGCCCTATGGTCAGCGTGCCGGG